TCATGGGCGGTATCCCGAGACCTTCACGGCGACCGACGACCAGTTCCCCGGCCAGTCGCTCGGCGGAGCGGATACAAGGGGCATGTTCCGCGCCTTCAGGTCGAGGGCCTTGAACGGACCGTCGACGCCGGTTTCCTCGAGCTTCCAGACTCCGCCCCCAAAGTCGGCGTTCACGATGTAGAGCCGAAATACGAACGTGATCCACCGGCGACGCTCCGTGACATGGTGGCCGATCTCATACCAAGACTCCCAGGACGATGCCTGGTTACCCTGGCTCTGCGTGCTCCAGTACAAGTACGGCGGGATCGGCAAGTGTTCCGCGTCGTACTTTTCCGGCCAGTAGATTGCCATCTCGCTTTCGCGCGTGCACTTCTTCATCCCGGGTCCTTCCGGGAATCCCGACCAGACGCCCGAGCGAATATCGTCGAAGGCGTACTCCCGATTGAGGTCGTCGAGCCCCTTTCCGTTGACGTGGTTTTCGCGCTCCGGCCCGTCCGCCGCCCCCGCTAGCGCGAACTTCAGCGCAATCGGCGACTTCTCGACCACGACCTTGCAGCCGCGGCGGCAACAGCAACCGGGTGTGAATCTGAACCCTCGGCCCATCGATCAACTCGGGAGCGTAACGCGGTGCATCGGGTCGAACACGATCTTGGACACTTCGGCCCCCGTGGGGATGACGGCCGCGGTCACGGTCACGGCGCCGGAGTTGCGCGAGAAGTCGACGATTCCATCTACCAGGCCGGCGAGCTCGGTATACCGCAGCTCCTCCAGCGTCGACGTGCCGATCTCGTAATAGAACGTCCCGCCGATCGACTCGATCTTGCCGACCGATCCGCCGCGTGCGAAGGCCTCGCCGGCGGCCTGCTTCCATATGGCCACCGCGGCCCACGACTCGACATGGCCGCCCGACTGGTACAAGAGCGGAACCGTCCCGCCCGAGCCGATCTTCAGGCTCACGTCGTCGGCAGGATTGCCATCGTGGGTCGACACGATCGATCGGAAGGTGTGCGTCTCGCCGGCGTACACGGCGACGCCCACTGAGCCCTTGCGGACGATCAGGTCGGTATGCGAATCGCCGCCGCTGATGTTCACGACCTGGTCCGTCGCGGCCGGATCGCTGGTGTTCTGCACGACCGCCAGGCGGTCGGTCCCGTCGCCGGCCGCCAGGTTCAGCCGCACGTAGGGCGACGAGCTCGCGTCGATCGTCACCGCCTTGGCCTTGAAACACGGCGCCGGCTGCGTTGGGTCGTCGGGGCCGAACGCCGCAGCGTAGTCGGCCTCGATGCGGAAGCCGGCCAGGTCGAGCGTCCCGTCGGTCGGGAATCCAGCCAGCATCGCAACGGAGCAATTGCCCATCACGACGAGCTCGCCGTTGACGGGCTTGTGGCCGAGCGACCAATTCTTGTCACTGCCCCAGTAATTCGGCCCGGCGCCTTCCCGCGTTCGGCTCACGTCGAACTGAGTCCCCGGGGAGCCATCGCGGATCAGCCGAACGTCGCAATGCTGCGATGTGAGCTCGTCGACGCCGGCGTCGGCCGTCAGGTTGTAGAACAACGAAAACGTGTTCGGCTTGGCGAGCTCGGTCTTGTACGCCCCGCGAGCTTCGATCACAAGCCAGCTCTGCGGGAACTCCCGGCCGCCCACGCAAACGAATCCCGTAACGTTGATCCCATCCATGATCGGCGGGAAGGCCTGCTGTAGGTCGTAACACACCTTCTGAGCGGCGACGTTGTACGGGTAGACGAACCGCTTGCCCATCAGGTCGAATCCCCACGTCCCGGCATAGACGCCCTCGCTCATTTTCAGGAAGATCCGGATGAAATCGGTAATGATCGTCGTTCGCGCTACAGTTACGGATCCCGTTCCCGCGGTGTAGCGCTGATCGAAGTTTGAAAAGAACCGGATCCGGCCGGCACGGATCTCCGTCAAGTAGGTCCCGTTCGCCTGGAGCTTGTAGTTGTGAACCGCCTCCGTTTCGGTCGTATTGTCCCCCAGGATTCCAGTTTTTTTGTAAATCGTGTTGGACGCCGTCACCATTGGCCAAAAGATATCACTGATCGAAAGATAGTTCCCTGTCGTGTTTGATACCTCGTAGACGCCGAACACCTTATAAATTGCCGATTGTATTTCCTCGGTTTCCGCGTTCCAGGGGAACGTAACCTGTTTGCCTAGCATCTCGAATCCCCAAATCCCCTTATTCGCGTTTCGGGGAAGCTTGATCAAGAGGCCGCCGGACTGGCTCGCAAGCCCCGATATCTCGGTCGTCGTGATGTCCGATCCGACGATGTTCGCGTCAGCAGCGCCGCCGATCGGGTAGACGATCTGGCTCGATGTCGTGATCAGGTCTTGCTCGTCGTATCCATCGAAGGTGATCGTCAGAGGGGAGGTCGGGAACGGCCCGCCAGTTGGGACAAGCTTCGATGGCCCGAAGACCGCGTCGAGTGCGACGGACGCTTCAGACGCCGTGCAATTCCAATTCAGCGCCGCCGACGATCCGCCATGGGTCAGTGTCCAGGTTCCGTCGGTGGCTAACCTGCCCTGTTGGCAGGTCAAGAGCTGCACGGCCGAGGATCGAGACCTGCCGACCTGCAGCTCGTCGACGGCCGGCTTCAAGCGGCCGTCCACCGCGTATGCGTTCACCGTGAACGGTGGATTGTCCTTGAACTCGTCGGCACCGATAAACCGAATCACGTACTCCTTGGCCCAGCCGTAGGTGGTCGGAATCAATTCGCCCAATGTGTTCAATATGCCGTATGATCCAATGCCCTCGCCCGGGTCAAAAAACACCATAGCGTTCTTGGCCTCTTGGCAGAACACCGCGTTCTGATTGATTGATTGCAATGCTCGAATTGCGGCTCCTACCTGGCCGAACGAGTCGACCGGCATCGGCAGTACGCAAGTCGTCTCTCCTTTGTAGGTGAGCGTCCACGTCCCTGTCGCGACCTCACCGGCGCCCGCCGGGCGAGCCCATTGCGCGACGCGTCGCGAAAAGCCACCAGGAGCATCGGCTGCCGTGAACACGCTTTCAAACAAGAAAGGCATCGCCGAAAACTCACTCATCATTTCCACGTCAAACGCCCGCACTCGGTCGGGAGACCGCTCGTTGTCAGGTTGCGAGTCGTGGAACTTGATATTCTTGAGTGCCATGTACGACGTCCCGGAATCCGGGATGGTGATCGGAGTGTGTCCCTGTTGCGTTGGAACAAACCCGTTCGTGAGGAACTTCGAGTATTGGTTAGCAACGCCTACCTTCCAATCGTTGATGTCTGAGGCCCTCCACGCCTTCGGGATATACAGAGCCGCCTTTTCCAGGCCAAACAAGTTCACGTAGCCGATTGTGGTTTCGTCGTCGTCGCTCGAGACCGCGTCATCGGTTAGGGTAAACTCAATATGGAAAATGTGATTGCGTGCTGCTGTCCCTAGTTCCTTAAACGCGTAGGGAAGTTGCACCCGTTGCAGGTCGGGCTGTCCCCTCCGGTACGACTGCATGTATGCATGGTCGAGCTCCGGGGTCGGGCCCTGCTGCGGTCCGAAGGCCCGGAACTCATTTACGGATTCATGCAACCGCGACCCCTTGAACTCAAAATGGAACGTCCGCATCGCGTCGTTCGTGTACTCGAATGTGACATCGACGCTCCCGGGCCCGTACCACCATCCGACCGCGCTTTCCAGTGCTTCGCAGTTCTTCTTGGCGTACGCCTCACGCTCGGCAACGGCTTGCTCCGACGTGTTCGTCAGGTCCATCATCAGATTGGTAAGGTGGACTGACGGTGAATGATACTTGACGTTCCCGTCACCCCATATCTCGACGTCGGCACTGCTCACGTAACCAGTGTATGTCAGCGAAATAATCGTGTTTTGAGCGGCTCCGGCAAGCTGGAAGTCGTTCACCGTGATCTTCGGGCTTATCCCGGGCCGCGGCATGTAGCTCTGAGCAAGGAGGGCTCGGCCGGGGATTTGTCTCATGCCTAGTTGGTTGACAAAGGTGATCGTAAACGCCGGGTAACGCTTCTCCTTTTCTCCCGGGGTGTTGATGATCCAAGGATTGTTCATCGCCTGGTCGAGCTCCATCGGAGAAATCTGCGGGTCGCCGACCACGGTCACATTCCCAACGCCGATCGACGGCAAGGACTCGAGGGCCGCCTGGACTTCTGTGGAGGTTGAATTCCAATTGAGTACCGCGGTATCTCCCGTACCAGGCTGAGGGTTCCCGTCCTGGTCGGTGCGAGCGAAAGTAAGCGTCCAGGTGCCAGACGTAGGGATGAGGCGGACGAAATACCTGTTTTCAAGGTCGCCCAACGACATTATCCGCGGATCTCCGCCTTCCGTCAGGTAGAGCAAGCTGTAGTCGCTGAATTGCGTCTCCGCGTCGCTGGTGCGATAGCCGAACTTGACGCCTGCCATTGCGTTGGTGCCGTCCCGGCCGGTCTCCACTCGCTCGTAGTGGTACTGGAATGCTGGGTCGCCGCACCGCGGTTTGAACATGCTCTCAAAGGCTGGCAAGTCGTACGGATTTCCCCAATTGGCGCCGGTGAACTGGAACCGAAAGACCTTAAACCCGATGGTCCGCGTTTCGTAGTTTGGGTTGACCCACACCTCGCGAGTCTCGGTGACCGACGGCATGTCGAAGATTTCGAGATCCGCGGAGTTGGCGGGAGCATGTCCGGCCTCGCGGACCTTCTGCAATTCCCACTTGATCTGTGCCGCCGTTGTGCTCCCGTCGATTCGCATCGTGTGTTGAGGCCACCACAGACTAAGGTAAACCGGTGCGTTCACCTGAAGATTGATTTTCAGGTCGTAGACTGAATAGGTTGGATTTGTTCCCATCGGACCTTTCGCCGGTCCGACCTCGATATCGACACCCTTCGGTTTTGCAGTGACAAACGAACCGGTAATCTCCGGTTGGTTCTGTAGCGACTTGTCCCCAATGAACTCGATATAGAACTTTCCAGGGTCCGGGACCCGGTCGAACAGCCCCGGGTACTCGACTTGCGGCACCAGATGGGTGTATGGTCTCACGGCGACGCGTCCGGTCCCGATCGTTGACAACGCCTCGAGCTTTGTCTTGACCTCGTCGGCCGTCGCGCTCAATGCAATGGCTGCCGTCTCCTGCCCGTCGAACTGGAGCCTGTAAACACAATCGACGACGTCCTGAACAATTACCGACTGAATGTGGTTTCTGTCTTTGTGTCCGTCCTGCTTCTTCCAGACTTTTTTCTCCATGCGGTTCATTAGGATCGACTTGTCGTTACCCTGCACAACCCAGAACTGATATTCGTCGGAGTCGCTGTACGTACGCGTGGAATAGGGCGCGAAGCCGATGACCGGAATTGTGAGCGCGTAGAAATCCGCCCCATATTCCCGGCCTGTGTTTTCGTAGATGGCGTGTCCCAAGCCATAGTCGGCGAAGATGAGGTCGGTGTAAACTCCGTCGCCGGTGTTGAAGCTTGCGAATCGCCAACTTTTGATCATCGGGCGGTTAAACGAGATTGTCCACTCTCCACCGCCTGGGATCTCCTTAGCCTCGATACTGATGTCGACTTCGATCCCGAACAGTCCGAGGCGGCGCTTGAGCAATTCGGTCAGTTGACCGATGTCGAATGGGATCTCGACGGTCTCATAGGCGCTGATGTGCTCGCTTTGCATCACTGGGTTGAGTACATCGACGGCATGCGCGTCAGCCGACGCGCTATTGTAACGCACGATCTGCACCCGCCCTCCGGTGCAGTATCTGATCGTTAGCTTTTGAACGCACGCCTTGCCTGCCTTCGGCTTGACGTAGTTTGAATCGACGAGAACGTCGACCGACCTGGTCAACTGCCCGGCCGCCTTCAGTAGTGGGACGGCCGTTGTTCCGTACCTCGGTCCCTGCCAAGTGACGATGTACTGGCCTCCCGTCGTCGACGTGACGTCGACCTCGCCGGGCCCGATCGAATCGAAATCTTCGATCGCCGCCTTGACGTCGTCGGCCGACGCCCCGTAGGGAATCCACGACGTTTGTTCGATCAGCATCGCGCCGGCCGGCTTCCATGCCAGTTGCCAGTACCCGCCGCTGGCTTGGGTCGGCATTGTGACCGACTGGATCGGCGGAATCCCGTTGGCTCCCATTGTGAGCGTGGAAAACTGGATATTGCCCTTGCGGCGGAGGTGACTTTCCCACGTGAGCAATTCCTGTGGTTTCCCGGACTCGGTTCCGATCCAGGTAACGATCATCCGATCGACGTTGGCCGGGCCGCCGGAGACCGACACGTTTCCCCCCTCGATGTCGGGCAGGCTTTCCAGTGCCGCCGTCACGGTCGACGCACTCGCGGAATAGGCGAGCGGGACCGTCGTGTGACCATTGAACCCGAGCGTCCAGGTGCCCGACGTGACGCCGTCGGCCAGGCGTACGGATTGCGTTTCAGGCTGGCCGTTTTGTCCGCGAATCAACTGTTGTACCGTCGGGGCGGGTTGCGAGCACACGATCGTCTCGTCGTGGACCGCGAACGTCTGGAGCGGAGTCGACGCCTTGTCGCCGGTAAACCGACAGTACCACCCGCCCGACATGGAACCCGTTACCGACACGTTCCCGACTCCGATTGTCGGCAACGCCTCGATGGCAGACTGAACCGCCGAATCCTCCGCGCTGTAGGCAATCCCGGTCGTGGTCTGGCCCATGAAGGTGAGGCTATAGGTCCCGCCGGCCGGGAGTGTCTGATAGGCGAGCTTCTGGATGCAGTCGTCTCCGAGCTTCCCTTCCTTGATCCGCCTGGTCGACGCGCGCGAGCCGGCGCCGCTATAGGTCAGGTGGTTGTTGACGGTGATCGGCTGCGTGATGTCCTGCGCGGCTTTTGATCCGCAGAATTCGATCACGCGTTCGGACGATCCATACAGGGTGTAGACGCCGACGTTTCCCGCACCGATCGATGTGATCCCCTGGAGCGCAGACTCGATGGCGGAGTTTCCTGCGGAGTGCGGCAGCGCGGCCGTGGTGTATCCATTGAACGTCAGGGAGTAGGTTCCACCGTCGCATGTCCCGAGCTTTAGAGATCGGAGCTCATTTTGCGGCGGATGTCCGTTGACAAGGTTAGCAATATAGGGCTCCGGTGCCGGGTATCCTCCTTGGAGGTCAATGTCGACTGCCTGGGCCGTTACGTAGATTCCGAGATTGATCTCGTAAAAGAACAGGGATTCGTTAAACGTGACGTTTCCAGACCCGAACACTGATTCGAGCGCCGAAACGATTTCCCCCGAGGTGGAAGTATATGGAATGGGTGGCGTGTCGCCGTAATTCGTCGAAATCTTCCATGTGCCACCAGTCGGGTTGTTGCCGACCCCCGCATGGAACTGAGGGTGGGCATCTGCGGTCCCGTCTTGCTTGTCGTCTACGCTTGCCGGCACGGCCCACAGTAACCCTCCGGAGTTGATGGCGATCAGGTCCATCGGCCGGCTAGATCGGCCATTCTGGAACCCCACGTACCACTGCCCCACCGTCGGCGACGTGATGTCGACATTGGCCGCCCCGCCAATCGAGCTCAACGCCCCGAGCGCCGCCTTGACCGTGGCGGCCGTCGCGTTCCATGTGATCGCAGAGGTTGTTCCGCCGCCATGCGAGATGGTGAACGTCCCCGAGTTGTACCCACTGACCCAGATGTGCTGTAGCTCGTTGGTGCCGGCCATTCCGATCTGTGACTGGGTTGCCAGCAGCACGTCGTCGATCGACCACGCCGCTCGAGGAATCAACGCCGGCATGACCGTGTTCGCCCACCCGCCGGTGTCGCTGAACGTGATTACATAGTCCCTGGTTCCCGCATCGGTGACGTCCACGTCCGACGCGCCGATCGACGCCAGGCCGACGAGGGCCGCCTTGACGTCCGATGCCGCCGCGTTAACGTTCATTCCCACCGTCGACTCGCCGTTAAAATCGATCCACCAGGTTCCCGCCACGACTCCGGCCGTGTTGACCGTAATCCGGTCTTTCTCGGTCGCGTTATCCCGGCCTTCGGAGATCTGATAGATATCGATCCCCGGGACCTCGTCGAGGTCAGTGTCGGCGATCAGTGTCGGCGGCAACTGGTGCCCCAGTGTGCCCGTGAACGTGATCACGAATTTTCCGCCGGTCGCCCCGTCGCTCACCTGGATGTTGCCGGTCCCGATCGTCGAAATTCCCTCAAGCGTCGCCTGGACCGTGGCGGCCGGCGAATTCCAAGGGATGTAACCCGACCGCTTCCCCTCGAACTCGAACGCATATTGTCCTCCGTCGATCGTTGATCCGACCGTCATTTCGAGGACATGGTCGACGCCATAGCCACCCTTTTCGACCTCGGTTGCGATCACCGGCGACAGGCCCCGCATGAAAGACACGATCGTCATCATGGGCAGATTCTTCGCCGCGAGCCCCCCCTGAAAACCAACGAGAAGTGCACCGCCCGCGGTCGCGGAGACGGTCACATTCCCGGCGCCGATCGACGGGATTGCCTCGAGGGCCGCCTGGACCTGGCCGGCGGTCGCGCTGAACGTGAGAGAGGCGGTTGTCGACCCGGAAAATACGAGTTGGAACGTCCCGAAATACTTCTCGGGTGGCAAAACAATCAACTGCTGCTCGTTGCTCGGCCCGACCGCGACGCCAGAAACGGACCCCGTGATGGGACCGTAAGCCGCCCCGGCTTCCTTGGCCGTAAATTCGACGCCGGTATCGCTGACAATCGCGTAGCTCTTGGAGATCTGCGCCGCCGGGGAGTTGTTCCAGGCCGCGGCAACGGCCACGGCTGCGTCGTGGTCGGACGCTGACAGCGCGGTGTGGCTGATGTACTGTCCTCCCACCCCGACGGTAATCACAGTCCCCGGTTGCACGTTGAGCGGAAACTTGACTTCGTCCTTCGTCGCAACCGCCGGGGCCCCACCGATCCAATGATTCACGTTCACCATCGTCGCATCCTTGTTAATCGTCGGCGGGGCAAGAGCCCTCAACCACGTAGTAAATTCCGTCCTCAACACCCAACCAAACTTTCGTGTCCTTCTCCATCGATTCGCCGCGCACGAGCATGTGGTCGAACGCCTCGATCACCATGCCATCACGCAGGAGTTGCACCCGGGCCGACTTGCCCATCTCAAGCTTGCCGAGCAGGATTCCCCGGAAGCCCTGTTGCACCTTCGAGCCGACTCGGACGATCGCCCACGGCGAGCCGGCCCAAAGGATCTGCGCCGCGCCCACTGGGCACGCGGTTAAGGACTCGACCGTTGGCCGTTCCCTGCTGACGTCCGCGAATTCGAACTGCCCGTTTCGCGGGAACGTGACCTTGCAAATCGCCACGCCGGATGCCACGGCCGGGCCGGTCTCCCACTTCTTGATCGCGGCCGACGTGATCGCGAACCGCCCGACGTGCCTTGCCGCCGGCTTGACGCCGACCATGTCGCCGGCGTCCTGCTCGAACAGGTCGATCTTGCGGACGTCGTCGGTGTCGTAGTCGTCGAAGTACGCCGGCCGCCGTGTGCGGTCGGTGCCGGGGTGGTGAATCGGATAGTCGATCCCGACGACCTGGCCGAGCTCGAGATCCTTCCCGGTCTCGTTCCTGATTCGGAATCCGGAATCGGCGGTCGGCCCCAAGTAGACGTACGCCTTCTTGGTTCCTTTACCGGTCTCTTTCCAGAGGATCCGCACCGGTCCGGATCCGGAGCTCTTGAGTAGCTTCGGGGCGTCGCTCCCGAGCTCGGCGAAGCTGTGACCCTCGTCGCCAACCGAGATCAACGCGGGCACCACCCCGGAGACGGCCGCCCATCCGACATCGTCGGCCGCCAGGGGCTCGAGGAGAATCGCGAACTTGCTCCCGTGTATCTCGGCGTCGGCCGCGACCCCGACGAACTGGACCCGCTCGAGAAATGCGTCCTCGTCGTCGCTGGGCTTGAATAGCGGGGCCTCGAGGCCGACGACCTGGCCGCGGTCGCGATCGCCGCCCGTGGCGTTCTGGACGCGGATAAACCCGCTCGATCGCCGCGGCGGGCTGGCCTGGCCGGCGCCGCCCGTGGGGAGTTGCCGGAGCGTCGCGATCGCGTCGACGAGCTCGTTATGGGCCCTGGCGCTGGGCCGGCCGCGCGGATCGCCTGGAAAGACCTTGTTGATCGCCATCCCTAGCCCCCATTGCCGAGGCCCAGGACGGAGTAATCGGCGTCGCGGTATACCCGCTCGGTGTACGCGGCGACGGGGCGCTTTGCGATCCGCTTTGACGCGGCGTCCTTCTTGTCCTGGTACTCGAACCAGGTGTAATGGTTCGCTTCCTTGACGACCTGCATCCCGGCAACGGTCTGCGTGACGCCCTCCTCGGCCGCGAACCGGTACTCGACCTGAATCGGTGTTGTGCCCGCGGAATTGCCTTCGATGTTCCCGACCGACCCCAGGAAGAGAACGTCGCCCGCGGCCCAGCCCCAGAACTTCGCGGTATTCCGTTTCCCCGTCACGGATCGCGTGATGCGGGCGTAGGCCATCGACAGGACCGACGGATCCCAGTAGTAAATGATCGAGAACTGGAACGCGGGGACCACGATCTCGCAACCGTCGACGGAATCACTGCTGACGCCGATCGCCCCGCCGTGGTCCGTCGGCGTTCGGCCCTGGATGGCCACCTTATGGACGGTCTCAATGCTCTGGGTGATGTGCTGTCGGCCCCCCGTGGTGTCCCAAGTGAACTTCCAATCGCCATAGGTGGCCGGCCTTCGCTTGCCGTAGGAAACGTCGATGTACCAAAAGTCCAGGCCTTGCGGATCAATCTGGAACGTCTGCCGCACCAGGCCGTCCCACACCGTCGGCGCCCGCGAGATCGCCGCGGCGTAGACGTCGGCCTCGACGGTCGGCCCCTGGCACCAATAACGCAACACGCCCGACGGGCTGTCCCCGCCGTAGGTGCGTGTCCGGCTGTCTGGTCTTTCCTGGAAGGCGAATTCTGTCATTGGTCCCAATTCCCGTTTTCGCCGGCCCGCTCGATCGCCCGCGCGGTCTTGGCCGTGTTGGCCGCGATCGCGTCCAGTCGGCTCACAACTGGGGAACCCGACCCGAACCCCCAAAGGGCGGCCCCGGTGAACGTTCCGGACGTCGAGGTCTTGGAGAGGCCCATCGTGTCGACGCCTTCGAACGCCGGCGTACCCCTGGCGCCGGGCAACATGGCGTTGCTGGCCGACTTGCGGCCCGCCTCGGCGATGGCCTCTTGATACTTCCGCTGAGCCTCGGCGAGCTCGCTGGCGCCGCGGATCTTGGCCGCTTCATCGCGGATCGATTTTCCCCAGGCGTCCGAAAACGGCTCGACGGCCGGCTCTTCCTTGGGGCGGCCGGACCTCTCCGCGAACCGATCGGCGTCGGCGATCACCTCCTGCCGATGCTGTTCGCTGGCTTGGCTCTCCTGGGCGAATACCTGCTCGCGCTTCCCCTTGAGGTATTCCGCCGTCCGGTCGATCGTCCGTTTCTCGTCTTCCTTGTCGCCCGAGCCGAGGCCCATTGCGTACTTGAGATCGACGAACTGTTTCGCCAGGCCGACCGAGGCGCGGTCAAACAGGTCCGCCGTACCGGATCGGAGATCGTTCAACATCAGGGAAAACGACGACTGGAACTCGGCCAGGCCCTTCGCCATTTCCGAGATCATCCCGAACCAGATGCGTGTGGTGAAGTCCGCGATGTCATTCCAGGCACCTTCCGCGATACTCGAAAACCCATCCATCAGACCGGTGAAGAATGTCTTGGCCCGGGTCAACTCGAGCTCGACGAGCGCAATTGCGACCTTGGCGGCCGATCCCATGTCGCCCGATCGGAGCGCGTTCGCGATCGCTCCGAACGCCTGCGTTGCGTCATCCTTCAGCGTTGCGAAGGCGTTCGACAATGAGGCGAGGAGTCGGCCGCCGGCGCCACTGAAATAGACGACCGCCCCTGTTGCGCCAGCCACCGCGGCCGCGACCAGGCCAACGGGCGAAACCATGGCGGCGAACATGGGAGCAACGAACTTCAGAACCGATCCGACCCCGGAGAAGACCGTCGCCACGGCGCGGATCCCGAGCCCAACGCCCACAAACAGCTTACCGACCGCGAAGACTGCGGCGCCGGCCCCAGTGACAGCCGCGGCGATCTTGGCGACCGAAACGATCAGCCCCCGGTTTCGGGCGATCCAGGCCCCGACCTTCGCCGAGACCTCGAGCACCTTGCCGGCGAGCTCGGTCAACGCCGGCAACAACGCGACGCCGATACGGGCGAAACCGATCTTGAGCGACCCCCAGACGGTGTCGAGCGTGTCGCCGAACTTGTCGGCCGCCTCGACGTCCTCCGAACTGAGAACCAGGCCGAGCTCGCGGGCCTGCTGGCGGAACTTCTCGACCGCGGCGGCCCCGCCGGCCATCATCGGCAGGAGCTTTGTCCCCGACTTGCCGAAGATTTCCATCGTCGCGGCGGCCTTCCTGGCCGGGTCGTCGATCTTGTCCAGGCGGTCGGCCAGGGCCTCGAATTGTTGATCGGGTGTCATGCCGGCCAGACTGTCGGCCGTGAGCCCCAACGCGGAGAGGGCCTCCTGTGCCGACTGGCTCCCCGACGCGGCCTCGGCGATCGTCTTTTGCATCTTGCGGACGCCGGCCTCGAGGTCCTCAGTCGACGCCCCGGTCATCTTGGCCGCGTAGTCGAGCTCCTGGATCGCTTCCACCGACAAGCCCGTACGGCCGGCCATATCGGCCAGGCTGCCGCCGAGGCTGGCCGCGGCCTTGGCCGCCGCGAACAGGCCGCCGAGGGTCCCGGTGCCGAGGAGGGCCATCCGGCGGCCCACAGACGCGATCGATTCGCCCCAGGCCTTGACTTTGCTGCCGGCTGCTTTCAGTCCACGGACCAGCTTCGAATCGTCAGAGAACAACTCAACGAACGCACGGCCGGCCCTAATTGCTCCGCTGCTGACCATCAGACTTGCCTCGGATCCCAAACAGACTGGTTAGAAACGCGTCGTCGTCGAGCTTCGGGAGCGGTTGCTTGTGTCGGCGTTCAGTGCGGTATGGGTAGAAGTCTTCCGGTTTTGCGCGGAGCGGCCCGGAGCGGAACGGTGCGGCGTCGTACAGATGCCATATCAACCGCCCCGCGACCTCCCATTCGGCGTCCCGGCGGCCGTCGTGAGCCCAAACGAGCTCCCGGAGCGTCAGCCCGTTGGCGTCGATTCCCGCTCGGCCGGCGTACTTCCAGACGTCTGACCAGGTCCACCCATCGCGCCGAGGGTCCGCTCCATCTTCTCCGCCTCGCGGTCGACCAGGTTGTCCTGGAACTCGACGGCCTTTCGGACCAACGCGATCGTCCTGTCGATCATCGTCGCCAGGTCGTCGCGGCGGAGTTTCTGGAAAAAACCCCGCCAGTCCTCCATAAAACCGAGCCAGGCGTCGTATGCGGCCTGGCCGTCCAGGGCCTCGGCGAAGTCCACGTCGGTGACTCCGCGCTCATCCGCCTGGGGCTTGACGAGCGCGAAGATCACGTCGATCAGCGCCGCAACGTCGGTATTGAGCCGGCCCACTAGAACCGGCTCGCCTTCGTTCGGACGCAACAGGTCGACCTGCAGCAGGTCGCGGACCCGCTTCGCGGATCCGATCGTGACCGCAAGCATCCACTCGCGGCCTCTGGAGTCATTGAACGTCTTCAAGGCCTATCCTTTCGAGTCGATCAGGTTCCGCCGCCGCCGGATTCCGCCGGTGAGAATGTCGGCTTGTGGGTTGCGTGGTACGCCGGCCAAATCGACACGGTGGCGGTCTCAAACCCGCCTTCGGGCTGTTTGATCGTGATGCCGATCGCGAAGTCCGCGTCGAACTTCACGCCGCCAGCACCTTCCAGCTTGAACGCCAGCGGTGCCCGCGTAGTGAACGCTGTCCAAATCGCCGCCCATTGCGTGTTCGCCGAGTCGCGTATCATGTCGAATTCGATCGAGGCATCAAACGCCACGACCTTCGTGAGGTTGAACGCAACCTCGCGAACGCGCGCGCTTGCCTTGATCGGATCGAGGTTCAGCGTCAGGTCGGAGCAAATCCCTTCGAGCTTCGTCGTCGGGGTTGACCCGGACGGCCCGCAATAGAGCGTGCCCTCGATTCCCAGTTTCCAGCCGTCGCCTTCTGCCATGGCTCACTTCTCCTACTTGCTGAGGCTTCCGGCCCAAAGGGACGGCAGCCGGGTTTTCTGCTGTTCGAACGCGGGCCCCATGAACGGGTGCTTGGGAACCTCGAGGCGGCCCTCCTCGAGGATCTCGGGGATTGTGATGGAACGCGTGCGGTTGCTGGCCGGGCCGATCACGACCGACCTGGCCGACGGGTCTAGCGCGTACAGGATGAACCGGAGACCTCCAAAGAGTCCCCGGGCCTTCGGCTTCCCGGACGCCTTGCGGCGGGCGTTGATCACGCGACGCACGGCCGCCCGGTGGGAGAACGGGGCGGATCCAGCCGGCGCGTGGACGTCCGGCGGGGCTTCCTTGATCTCGGCCAGGGCCGCCCTACGGGTTCCGGCGCCGAATCGTCCGAGGACCCTGCGCGTGGCCTGGTCGAAGGCCTTCACGACACCTGCCGATTCCCAGAACACGCGTTTGACGGTTGCTCCGAACATCATGCGGCCCTCACTACACGGACGGTGGCCGTGATAACGGACGTGAACACGCCGGAGTTGCGAAGGTGGTCCCAATCGTAAATCGGCTTGTTCACGACCTGAACGACCTTCGCGCCGGTGGCCGTCGACGGCCGGAGCCGGTTGACGAACCGCTTGACCTGGTCGGCGACCGCCATCCAACCATCGATTTCGGTTGTGAGCTCGGCCCCTTGCTTCGCGAGCTTCGCCTGAATCGCGATGTCGATTTCGTAATCCGACTGGTCGGCCTCGCGGGTAGCAACCGACGTCTTGTCGCTCCGGGGAACGACAATCAGCCGGGCGGTACGGAGCTCCTCGAGGCCGTGTTCCGGCTCGTAGGTGCGCTCGACCACCATCAGCTTGCCGAACTGGTGGCCGGCGAGCTCCGCGGCAATCGCGGTCGTGATGTCGACGATCGAGAGCATCGCTAACCTTTGGAGATCCGTTTCGCGTGGATCCTCAGAACCAGACCGGCCGCGTCCTCACGCTCGAAGCACCGCAGATCGGGAGATGGAGGAACCACAAGGTACTTCTCCCGATGAGCCCCCCGATGCCATGCGATCTCGTGGCCACTGGCCGGCGAATCGATCCCGTTTTGCTCGAGTTCGACGGCCTCCACGAGGAAGTCGCAGAGATCGACGCCGATTGGAACGACGGTATCGCCGTCCAACCGGGTCGCCGGCGAGGCAGGAACCATCGTCATTGGGCATTCCCCGGACGGGGTGGCGTACACCATGGCCTGCCCGTGCTGGTCGAACAGCACGGGCAGGCCTGCGGTATCGAAAAGGGCCCGGGCGTAGGACATATTTCTCCCCGCTTACTCGCGGATTCCCTGCAACAGGTGCCCCGCCTCGGTGTGGAGCATCTTGATCTGCCGGTCGCACCGGGCCCGGATCACGCCCCCGCGTCGGTTCTCCTCCCGGTATTCCTCGACGATCAGGGTCATTTCCGTGTCGCCGGCACCGGGGATCGAGGCGTTCTCCTCGTTCCACATGATCGTGCGACCGATCGTCGGCTCGGGGTCCTCGAGGTCCTCGCTCGCGGTGACGTGGCAGACCATGCACATGGTCGGATCCCAAAACCGGCTGAAGCTCGGCGTCTGGCCCTCGTCGGAGGCGTTCTTCACACCGTCGGCGACGAGGATGTTCTCCAGGTCGAACAGCTCCTGCAGGCCGGTCAGGATTCCCAGGTTCTTCGGGTCATCCTTCCCGGAGTACTTCAGCAAGTCCTCGACCTGGGCGGTCCGCTTCAGCGCGCGGAGCCCGAGGTGCGGAATGATCAAGGTGTTCGGCTTCCGCCCGCAGGATGTGACGACCGCGTCGATCGCCGCGTCGATGTTGTCGATCGGAGTTGCCGTGGCTTTGGTGGTCCAGGGGACGGCGACGCTCGTCGTCAGCGACGATCCGGTCCACCGCGCCGTGTCAAAAACCGCGTTGGCGCAGGCCTGCTCATAGGCCTGGAGAACGCGGTTAATGGCCCGCTCGGTGTGGATCTGCTCGGCCCGGATTTCGTTGCCATACATCTTGATCGTCCGATCGTCGACGACCTCCTCCACGCCGTGGTCATCGGTCTTGTAGCTGTCATCATCCCACTCGTAGTCCGAGCGGGGGTAGGTCCCCTTGGGGGCCCGCTTGGTGTCCTCGATCGGGCCGAGGACGCTGGCGATCTTCACGCGGAGGAAGGCTGCCGCTTGCAGCGCCACGCCGACGGCCGGCAAAACCCTGAGGCCGATGAAGCCCCGACGGTTGGCGCGGAGGGAAAACTCGCTATAGCTCAGCGAGAGGTCGAAGCGGTTGATGGCAGTTCGGGGGCTGGCCATGGAAAAACGTTCCTTTCGTGGTTCGTCGGCTCACATCCAGGTCGGCCCGGGCCCCGCCCGCGCACGACCCATCGGGCCGCGCTGGTGTGTGTTAACCCTTGATGTCCAGGAGCAGCTCGATCTTGTTGAGCTGTCCGATCACGGCCGTGGCGGTGGCCGAGTCGGCGATCGCCACCTTGACGCGGACGTCCAGGATGTCGCCCGGGACGAGGTTGGTCGCCGTGAGCGCAAAATCCTTGTTGGCCGCGGTGAGACTGTTGATCGACTGGGCCGCAGTGGCGCAGATGTCCGCCGTCGGCGCGGCCTGCCGGAACGCCTCCACGTCGATCGTGGCCGACGTGTCGGAAACCGTGGTGATCATGCCGGCGTTGATCCGGAGCTTGGCGTCGCCTCCGGCGACGTACTCCGGCGGGACTGCGACCTGGAAACGAGCGTATTGCGTGACGCTGGTGGCCTTCGCGTCGCTCGACTGGACCTTCACCGCGTCCGTCCCGAACGTGCCGCCGATCACGGCCAGGTCATCGCTGGACGCGGTCGTGACGAGGTTCGTCTGGATGGCGTCGTGCACCCGCAGATTGATCAGCACGATCGGGTAGGACTGGAGCGCGTCCTCCTGGAGGTTCGCCCGGGCGACGGTCCCAAGGATCGCGTCCGACATGGGCAACACCTCGATGATGCTGCCGTTTCCGCTGGCCGCCTGAAGGGCCAGACCACGGATGATCGCGCCGGAATCGGCGATCTTTCCGGCGGCCGCGGCGTAGACCGTGGCGAACTGGGCGATGGTGCCGGCGGCGACCATCTTGATCGTGCCGTGAACGTTGCGCGGCACAACGGCGGCCGGATCGTTGGCCGCGAGCACCCGCGATTCGAGCGTGCCGATATCCTCGTCGGCCGCACCGGCCGGCACGAGCTTCCCCGCGGTGAGCTTCACGCGGAGATACGGGTCCATCGCCTGGTTGGCGGTGAACGTGAGCGAACCATTTCGAACGATCATGACTCTCGCCTTTCAGTGGATTCAGTTGGTTGGTGGATGGAGGCAAACGGCCGCGCCAGCGCCGGGACTAGGAGTACTTCTCCTGGATCAGACGCTGGGCACGCAGGCCGGGGTTCGTGGCGAGCAAGTACGCCTGGTGGAGCTTCGGATTGCGCGCCGCGACTCGGGCGACGGCTGACTGCCGGGTGGCGCCGGACTTCATCACCTCGCGAACCGCGGCGTCGAAGGCCTCAACCGGCTCGCCGCTGGACTCGTCCTGCTCCGGCGTTCCCGACCTCGTCTCAAGCGGCTGGAAGGCCGCCTTGCCCGAGGTCCCCTTTGTTTTCAGATCGTTCAACTCGGCCTGCGCGGCGGCGAGCTGCTTGGCCATCTCCGCGAGGTGCGCCTTTGAGGCCTGTTCGACCGTCGCCGAGGCCTCGAGCTGGCCCATCAGCCAGTCGGCACTGGCCCCCGGGCAGGCGGCCTTGAGTTCCTGGATCGTTGCCGCGCGCGGCCCATTGCCGGCGGCAGGGGCATTCGTCGGTTCCGACATTGCTCTTGTCCTCCGCGTGCTCACCTTGGTGGAAAGTTCCCCAAGGACCTGGTCGATCGATCGCACGCCATCGGTCAACCCGAGTCCCTGTGCCGCCGCGCCCACGTGGACGCGGCCGTCGGCCAACTGGCGGACCTTTTCCAACGGCAGCTTGCGGCCGGCCGAGACACCCGCCAGGAAGAATTCGTTCAGCTCGTCAACCTTGCGTTGCCACTCCGCGAGCTGCTCGGCAGTGACCTCGGTTCCCGGAACGCCGGTTCCCTTGTGCGCGCCGGCCCGCAGGACGTGGACCTTGATCCCCTTGGCCGCGGCCGCGCCACTGTAATCCTCGAGCACGGCAAACGTGCCGATGCTCCCGACCATCGCCGTCGCGTTCGTATAGACGCGCTCGGCCTGGCTGGCGACCCAATAGGCCGCCGACGCGCCCATGTCCTCAATGAAGGCCCAGAGCGGTTTGCGCTGGCCGGCGGCGACGACGTCGTCGGCCAGGTCGCGGGTCCCGGCCACGGTGCCTCCCGGGGAGTCGATCGTGAGCAGGATCGCCTTGACTCGTTCGTCGGCCGTAGCCGCGCGGAGCTGCCGGCGAACCCACACCGTGGAGGTGGCGGCCGAAAGCGAGCTGGCGAACTTCATCATTTCGCCTTGGATCGCGATCAGCGCGACGCCGTCGGAGGTCAGCGGGTAATCGCTCTCCCGCGACGAGGCCTTCGGCTCGGCAGTGGCAGCCTGGGTTGCCCGGACGTGGGCCGCCATGTCCATCCCGTTGATTCGTTCGACCGCGGTCCGGAAGGGCTCTTCGAGGATCGCCCAAGGCCCGAAATACTGGTCCAGATGCCCAAGACCGAGGCCCTCGAGGCCCCGGGTACGCACAAAGAGGTCCGCGGCGATCACCGCAGGCTCATTCTTGAGGTTTGGCATCGCTGCCTCCTTCCGGGTTCTTGGCCGTCTCGTCGCCGCCGGCGACCACCGAGAAATTGACACCCTCGGCCAGCGGCAGCCCGATCAGCTCGCGCCAGTGCACCGGGTCATCCGGATACTCGGCGTTGATCTTCGCGGCCCGCTTCTTCGCCTCGACGATCCGGTAGGCGTTGTCATCGATGATCTCGTCGGTCACCTTCCAGAAGTCACGGCCGTTGGCCGCCTGGATCCTCCGCGGAGAGTTTTGCGCGTTGCGTTCGACCAGCAGGTCGGCCGATGCGTCTTTGAGTGGATCGATATAGGGCCAGTTCGGCAGGCCCCACTCACAGCGGAAGTAGGCCTTCCCCAGTCGCTCCATGGCCGCGCGGCGGGCGGGGTCGCGGCTGGCCCATTGCCGGACCTTCCATTCGTAGATCGGCCGGCAGTAGTGATCGCGGAGCCACCACTGGAACTTGCGGAACCGCATCTTGGCCTGGTCCATCGCGCCGCGCCAGGCCGAGAAGTTGGTCTTCGAAGGGTCCAGCAGCAAGATCATCAGGGGCAGGTCGAGATTGATCCCGATGAACGACAGGATCAGCGAGGCGTGCTCGAAGAATTCCGGGTTCGGGATGTTCGGAGAAAAGCCCTTCAGAGTCTCCCCAGGGAACCCGAAGAGCTCCATACCTGGGCTCACCCCTTCGATCCGGCGGGTCGACCCGTCGGGCCGCGTCTCCTCGGTCGCCTCACCCTTCTGCGACCGAGGAACGGGCATGCTCCCGGCCGCCATTTCGTGGAGGATCGTAAAGCAGCTCGCCGCCTGGGCCTTGACCAACTGGGCGAACATCAGGTCGTCGCCCATCCCGGCGGTGTCGGCCGGCGCTGCAAGCGCGGTCACGCCGCGGGTCTGCGTCATCCGGTCCGGTCGGTAGAGGTGGACCACGCGTCGGTGTCCCTCGTCATCCCGGGCGGGATAAGGCGTAATGTCGCTCACGCGCTCGACGACGCTCGAGAGGTCGACGTCATCCTTTGTGATCCAGTATTCTCGCCGGCGTCGCATGCCGTCGACCAGCACGCCGTGGACCACGTTCTTCTTCGTGTTCCTCGGTGTGCGGAGGCGATGGGCCTCGAACATTTGGAGTTGGGGCGTCTCGGGCAGGAGCGTCAGCACGTCCCCGTCAACGATCGTCTGCTGCAGGGCGAGGTCGAGCTGGTCGACGAAATTCAGCTCGCCCATCACGTCGCACTGCTCAGGGTCCTTGGCCCACTCCTCCCACATTGCGGAGTGTTCGTCGTTCAGCACCTTGTCGGGCGACTGAGGATCGGGATTGAACCCGTCCTGGACGATGTTCGCCACCAGACGCCGGATTCCCTGTCCGACCACGATGTTGTTGCGGAAGATGTCCCGCGCCAGCTCCATCATGCCGAAGTAGTGGCCGGCCGATCGGTAGTGGTAGTCGGCCGAGCTGCCGCCCGGGACGATCCCCACTCGGGCTCGCCGGTAGATGCTGGGCCGGGCGGCGTCGTAATCGGCGCGCAATCCGGCGAAGGATTCCGCCAGCGTGGATCCGACCTCGACTTGGCTCCGCACCCGGCGCGTCATCGGAAGTTCCGAAAGGAGAAGTGATTCACCGAGCCGGAACCCGATGCGGCGCGATACGTTGCGATCCAGCGTTCGGCTTCGCGGGCCTCCGCCTGCAGAACCGCTGGGTCGAAATCGGTCTCAAAGCCGGCTTCGCCGGTGTGCTGGGGGAGAAGCAACAGCAGTCTCCGGCACGCGGTCGCGAAGTCCTGGGCCTTGGCCAGCGACTCCACGGACGCATAGTCGGCGTTCTCCAGGTACGCAGTCCGGACGGCGACGAGAGTTGCTTGAGCCGTTGACATGAGGGATCATGATATCGCCGGCCATGCCGCGACAGCACAGCATACGGCGCCGTATGGACCGTATTTTTTTCGGACCGGATGCTCGACTCACGCCGTCTGGCTATCCGCGATGTCCGTCGTCAGTTCCGCGCAGCGCTCCAAGAGCCACCGGATGGTGTCCGCCTTTGTCTGGACGGCACGCCCGTTGAGCAGCCGCGCGTGATCGCGGTCCAGCCCGGCGACGAGCCGGGCCAGGAACAAGCCCTGATTGGCGTCGAGCTGCACGTCCACGTGCTTTGGGACGTATCCTCCAGACGCCTCCGCGGATGACACCAGAGGCATCACGAGAGCGTCCATCGGGTATTTCCTCGCCTCCGGGGCTGGCGGCTCGGTTCGCATGATGGCCGGCGGCGCGGTCGCGGCGTCCGGGTCGGCCGGCGTCTCCGGCGCGGAAATAGGTCGCTCCGCAGAGGTGGGAATCGTCATCAGCTCCGCGGGAATCCGCGGGGACGCGGGGGTTGGCTTCTTCGCCATGGTCCGACACTCCTTGAGGGTTAGCGTTGGGTGAGTAGGTACGGACGGCCATCGGGCGTCCGTAGCGGGCTGGTCACGGCCGCGGCCGGCCTCGCCGTGGGCGCCGGCGGCGCCACCAGCCGCACGCCACACATGTGGGCGGCCGCGGAGGCGTAGGCCACGTCATCAAGATAGTGGTTCTTACGGCCGCCGCGACGTTTGCGCTCCCAGACCTTGACCAGCCCGCGGCCTTCAATGAACTTCTCCACCGGCCGCTCCGCGCACAGTTGTTGCGACAGCGCGACGTGCGCGTTGGGATCCGGATCGTAATAGAATCGCATCGCCCCGGGCTCTTCCGCCGGCGTCCGCAGGCGGTCGTGCAGCCACGTCTTCCAGTGGTCGACGTTTTCCTCGACGACGTGCACTTGATGCAGAGGCCGCCACATCACGTGGTATTCGTCGCCGATGAGCACCACCTCGGCACCGGTCTTCGACGGCCGCGAGTAACGCCGGCGGTAGTGTTGCCCGTAGCCCAGGCCGTCGACGGCCATGAACCGGGGACGCGACTCCCGGATGAACGCGTAGACCGCGTCGGAGTAGTATCCGGTGTCGACCCACACCTGATCGGGCAGGAGAGTCCGGCCGTCACTCGTCTGCCACCCGAGCATCACGCATTCGTCACGGAACGTCTGCAGGCCCCTTTCGATCGCCTTGGCGACGTCCATCGACGCCCCCGGAATCTCGATCGTTCCATAGTCAACAATCAGACTGGACCCGCTCTCGAACCAGCCCATCAGGACCCACCATCCGACGTATTTCCCGAGGTCCACGCCCATCGTCAAACAGGTTGCGTCGGCGGGCACGATGCCCCGGCGTTCGCGACCCACCCGGAGCCGAATCTGCTCGGGCTCCAAGGGCGTTAGATCGAACTCCGGCGGCGCGTAGGGCTGAACCCAGTAGAACTGGCAAAGCTCCTTTTCGGCCTCTTCAGCGTGCTCGGAACGCTTTGCGGCCCACTCCTTCATCCCGATGTCGCCAGGGGTCCAGAACAGGTTGTTGAATGCGTTCCAGCGGAACCCCAAGGTGTCGGTCGCCGGCGGATCTCCCTGAATCTTTCCATCCCTGTCGATCGTCTGGCCGCGGTGGACCAGCACGGCCGCCAGGTTCATATCAGTCCGCTCATGTTCGCTCAGCGCGTGCTCGCAGGCCGGGCAGACGAAATGGGCTCGTTCAGCGGCCTCGAGCTTCGTCGCAGCCTCCTGCCAGCCGCGGAGGTGCTCACGCTCTGGCGTCACGTACTCGCCGCAATGCGGGCACGGGCATACGATCCGACTGGCCGTCCCCGCGACGTACTCGCGCCAAATCCGGCCTTGCTTCACGGAGACCGTGCACTCCAGGAAGATCCGCCGTTCGCGCCACGTGTAGCTTCCGAGGCGTGCTTCCATCTGGCTTACGGGATCCGTCTCTCGCGAGCTGGCCGCGGCCGTGTCGCACTTGTCGACTTCGGTGATCACGAGGGTCCGGCCGGTGAATCCAGATCGCTTTTCGTCGCCGCCGTGGGCGCTCATGAATTTGAGCGTCGCGCCGTTTCGAAATTGGACCGACTCGAGGTTGCTCGTACCGCCGCGGCTTCCCCGGCCGCGCCAGGGAATGAGCCGCTTGTACCTGCTGGCGCGGATGGCTGGCAAAATCTCCTTGGTCCACTTGTCGTTGGCCATGTCCATCGTCGGGAGGCCAAACACGGTTTCCTCCTCGAGTTCGAAGAGGCTGTGCATGGTCGGCACGACGGACCCGGAGAACGTCTTGCCGCTCTGGACGCAGCCGACCACGACGGTACGTGGCCATTGCGCGCTGTCGATCGCGGCGTACAGCAACCGCACGTAGGGCTGGGTGCGGAACCGGAACTTCAGGTTCTTGTACTTGCCCTTCGGGACCACGATCTCCTTCGGGGCAAACTCCATCAGCCCGCGGCGCTCTGGCACACGGACCCGCTCGCGCATCGCGCGAAGCTCCTCATACGTCGCTCGTGGATTCAGCGTCGTCAGGAGCGCCGTCAAAATGATCATCCAGATTGCGTTGCCAATCATCCAACAGCTCTTCCAGGAGTTGCACGGCTCCGGGGTACGCGGCCAGCTCGGTTCGCAGGTTGCGGAGGCTGGCGGCCAGGCCGTCCAGCCATTCCCGCGCAAGGTCGCGGCGTACGAGCTGGCCTTCGAGCTCGAGTCGCTTCAGCCGGGCGGTCAGGAACTGCTCTTCCTTCAACCGCTCGGCGGCGTCCAGTTCGATGGAAGACTCTTCCTCCTCGTCTCCGGAGTACTTGTGGCTGGCCAGGAAGTCGTGCAGCCAGTGGATCACCGCGCCGAGATTGATAATCGGCCCGTCGACCGGCAGCCCGTAGCGCATGGCCTGATCGTTCACGACCTTGGCCTGGCGGTTGGCCATCGCCAGGTAGATCTTTTTCGGGCACGCGCCGTAGTGCTCCCACCGCAAACGCTCCTGTTCCGCCTTTTCCCAACGCCGCAACGCCGCCAGTTCTTCCCGCGATGGCCGCTTCCCTGTTCGCAGCTTTTCCCGAGCGACATCCGCTAGCTTGCGATCTACCCCACCCCCTCGATCCGGCTGTTCAGCCATCGCCTGTCCTGTCCAGCGGCTGCGCGCCGTGCTGGAAAGAGTTACTTACCGGCCCCTCGGCGCGCCGTGTGTATAAAAGGCGCGGCCTGCGGGGCGGGATCCCTGCACGGGTATGCCAGGAAGGACCCGACGCCCGGCCCCCCGGGGCCCGTTGACTGTTCAGATCGCCTTGAGCCGGAATCGCAAGATGATCACCTGCCCCTCGTCGGGGATCAGCTTGTAGGTGACCCGATACTCCTTGCCACGATGCGTGAATGCCGCGTGCTCGCTGACGTCGATCGTGTGCCGGAAGTTGTAGCCGTCTGCGTCCGTCGACCATGCCGCGTCCTTCTGCAATGTGTCGAAGATAATGTCAGCCGGCGTCAACGCCACGTCGGCGTGGTTCACGACGGGCGTATCGCCGTCTTCATCCATCGGGTCAATCAACGCGATCGTGTAGGTGGCCGACTCGATCGACGCGACCGTGATCGGTTGGCCGTCGACATCGAGCACACGGGCGAGGCACGTTGCCGAGCCATCCTTGTAGATCGACTTCCGGTATTCGTTCGCGTCCGCCATCGGAATTTCCTCCCTAAATGGTTGTCCAAACCGATCCCGCCTCGGCACCTGGCATTGCGACCATGGTTGCTGGCGAACCTGCCATGCTCACGCAGCGGGCAATGTCCGGCAGGTAGACTTCCCTGGCCTCCACGCCATAGACGATAGCCGGCTCGACCGGTGACGGCCGCCGCGAGAACGGCGGAGCCACCAGGTAGAGCCGGTCGATAATGCCCGGTGTAGGCGCAATCCTCATTGGGCCGCCCCCACGGTCTGCGTTGTGCCGTCGTCGCTCACGCCCTGCGTGGTAATCGCCGTCGTTCCGTCGTCGGCGTACGTGGTCATGGCCGAGCTCGTGGCCGTGGCCTTAGCGAAGAATCTCCGCCAAAGCTGGCGCAATTGCTCGAGGATGCCCGTAGCCGGCCCAGCGATCGTTCCGATTGTGAACTTGGCCGACGTGATCGCCCCGTCGGTGATCGTCGCTGCCTTGATCGCTCCGTCGGCAAGGCCCATAGCCGATCCGACCTGGGCCACCGCATCGAGCTTTGCCGCTCTGGCTGCCGTCAGGCGATCGTCGGCCAGGGCGCCGAGCTTGGCACGATCGGCCGCCGTGAAGTCGACGGCCACCGTGTCGCAGACGATCGCGGCATTCGCGTAGACGCGGGTTGCTCCGCCTTCAGTGACGGAAAACGTGATTATCAATTCCTCCGCGGCGTGCGTGCTTGCCACGGTGTAGGTGGATCGGTAACGACCCGTTGAAACGAGTGTCATTGTTCCGGAATCGAGGTTTGCCGACCTGTCGGTTCCGATGGCATTGACCACTGACAACGTCGGGGCGGAGTCCGGAGCTTCCATCGCTCCGGCGGCATCGTAGAGGAATAGCTCGATCCTGTAGGTCGCCGATCCATCGGCCGGCCTCGGCATCTGCTGAGGCACCACACGCACGCACCGCGTGTTGTTCTGGATCACCACGACCTCGGCCGAGCTTGCAACGTTGCCTCCGACGTTGAGGTAGTCGAGGTAGCCCGCGCGAGAATTGGTATAGACAGTGCTACTGAGCGCTGTTGATGCCGGCGCGATCGCATTTCCTGAACCGTCGACCGCCCGAACGTTGCCCGACGCGTCGCTGGTGATCTTGTTATCCGGGTTGGTGAGCAAACGAGCGGCGATCTCGTCGACGGTCGGGGCCGTACCGCCGCCACCGACCAACGTCCCCTCTTTATCCACCCCCTGGATCTTGTAGGTCACGCCATCCGCGACATTGTCAACGCCGGGGTCGGTGTTGCGCGTGGCTTCTTCCGTCGACGGGATGTAATCATTCCCGTTGATCTGATACGGGCCGCCAAGCAAGAACGTCGGCATCTCGGCGAGGTTGATCTTCCCACCGCCACTGACGTTTCCCGTGTACGATCCGCTCGGAACATAATACAGCGAGCCGCCGGCTTCGACGATGATGTCTCCAGCAACGAGCCCACGTAACCGAAGCTCTCCACTGGCGTTGATTGTCACGTTGCCGTTGAACGTGAAGCCCTTGGTGATCTCCAGCAGGTAGGCGCCGGTTTGCAGCCGCCCGTAAACTGCGCCAGTGAAGTCCACGGATAGTGGCGACGATCCGTCACCGAACGAGTACGCGCTCGTGAGGATGTAATTACAGCCTTGGAGAATTACACCGTCATAGAGCGGGCAACTGGCGTTGATGTAGACTTCACTCTTGCCGTTTCCATTCACCGTGTCTCCGGCCGCCGGATAGCCATAGCTCCCCGAACCATCCGGCTGATCGTTCAGCAGGTTCTCGGAAATGAGCGTGTCGTAGTCGCGCTGCACGTACCACGTCGTCATGGTCGATCCCTTTCAGTTCTTCGGCCTCTGCTCGCATGCCTTCTCCACGGCCCGGCCAATCGCCATCAAGGCATCGTGGTCCTGTGCGTGCATCGTTTCTTGTCGGGCCGTCGAATCGCTCAACGCCCGCAAGACTGCCGTCTGCTGGGGCAACTGCTCTCGCAAGACCCGTGTGGTTTCGACGTTCTGCTCGACGAGCGGCTTTACGACCGTCTCGCCAATCCAGCCCAACCCTTTCCAGCATCCGAACAACACGGCACAACAGATCGCCGTGCCGATCCCCAGACGCTCGATTGCAGATTGCCAGTCACGCCTTGCCAAAAAGTCCCTTGCGGACATCCTTACTTTCCCTTCGCTTCCTTGGTTTTCGGGTAGCCCTTGGCGACGATGTCTGCGAGTTCCTTGTCGGTCCAGGGCCTCTTCTTGTCACCGTGGTACGGACGGCCGTAGCCGTGCTCCAGCATCCATTGGCAGGCGGTCTGAGCGTCGGGCCGGCTGGAGTCGGCCAGATCGCCGAGCACTCTCCCGCCGTACTTGTCCCAGCTCGAGCTGCGGAGCTCGAGCTTGTCGGCCGGCACCTGATCGATCCACCAGGCCAGGGCCAAGCGGCAGACCAGGGCGGCTGCGGCCTGTCGCTCGTCGTGCATCTCGGGCGTGTCGATGCCGTTCAGGCGGACTTTGAGCGGGAAGTCCGGAAACACGGCCACGGTGTCGCCATCGCATACCCGAGGCTGGACAACCGGGACTTTCCACTCGCCGGCGTCCGCGATCGCACGCTGTACGATCAAGGCGGCGATGGCCAAGAGTAGTGATTTCGACATGCGGCAATCCTTTCAACTGAAACGCCATGGCCTCCCCGAGTCGCACGCCTCGGCCCGGGGCGGCCAGAACGGGTCCTATCGCCTGGCGAACAGCCGGCGGGGTGCCCCACGGCGTTTGCGGGAGCCAGGATCGGGAATGGGCGAGATCGCCTTTTCATCGGTGGCCGGCGTGGTGATCTCGATCGGTGCCTGGGCTGGGGTGTCGATCTTGATCGTGGGGACATGGTCGACGGTCAGGCTGAGGCATTGTCCGCCGTGGCAACGCGGCGCGACGGACGCCTCGGCGTGGACTGCCAGGGCACCGACAATGACGAGGATCGTGAGCGGCACGGGAACGAGTCGGATCATCTGGTTTCCTTCCTGCTTGCGTTGTCGATTGACAGTAAAACCGGCTCGGCCGCCGGCGCGGCTACGCACGACGGCCGAGCATTCTCCCAGGGGCCTGCGCTACGTGGTCGTGTTGATTCCACCGGCCGCCTGTCCGGACCCAGACGCCCCGGAACTCGTCGAGCCCGAACCGCTCGATCCCTCGGCGATCGCCGGCGCGGCGTTCTCCGGCCAAGTCTTCAGCAGCGGAGCGATCTGGGCGAACGTGTACGCCCCGGCGCACCACGTGCGGTCGTTGGCCGTGGGCACCCATAGCGGATCGATCGTTCCCTCCGACTGGATCAGGTTGGCATCGACGCTCTTGGTGCTCGCGGCATAGGCGGCGAAGTCCGCCTCGACGGCCACGTACGCGTTCGTGACCTTGGCCGGGTCGACCTTGAGCAAGTTGATCAACATGAACCGGTAGTTTTCATTGAGCGGGACCGCGATCTTGTTGACAAACTGCTGGGAGAAGCCGTAGCTGAACGCGTTCTCGCTGGAGTTGATCAGCATCGTCATCAACTCCAAGTTCCGGCGGGCCCAGAGCAAAATCTGCTGGTTGCGAACATAGTTCCCGAAGAACGGGAGTACCCACGCCCTGAATGCGATGGATTGAGCTCCGATCTCCGTTGCTCGAGGACGCTCCACGCTGTCCGCGATCAGGTTCGAATTCAACAAGTCGCGGGCGTTCGTGTAGCAGTTGTGCATGACCCGCAGGATGTCCATTTCCGGCCATCGATCCAGCCGCGCGCAGGGGTGAAACATCACGGCCTGCAGGTGCTCACCGATGCGGTTGTAGAGGTACTCGACCATGGGGTGAGCCGTCCGCAGTCGCCCGCCGCAACCGGCCACGGCCAAGCCCATCTGTTGCCACACGGTGGGAACGTTGGCAACCCACAACGGAAGGAGCGACGTCAGCACCGCAGGGATCTTCACGCTCATGGCTCCGGTGTCGATGTCCGGAATCGCCGTGGGCGTCAGAATCGCGGGATTGCCTCCCTGTGCCCCGATGTCGCCGATCACTTGGTTTGCTTCCGCCATCTGAATTCTCTCCTACACTGATTGGGGTGGTAGTTGGGACGCCGCCAGGCGATCCCGGTACATGAAAAACGCCGCAGCTTGTGAGTTGCTCGCCGCGATGTGTCGTTCCGCGGCTCGCTTTGCCTCTTCTCTTGGGTCTACAACCGGGACCGACACATACAGGGTCTCGGTCTTGATTTGATTGGGAGCCGTTATCACGGGGACCGTTGGAACCTCCACCGAAGTCGACGACGACACGGCAGAGGATGTCGAACCCGCGACCTGGCCGACGACCTTCCCGAACTGATCGACAACCAGGCCGGCTCCAGCGCCGGCAACGTGGCCGAGAGCCCCGGACGCGGTGGCTGCCCGGCGGATCGCCGCCGACGCCAGTTTCCCCGCGATCCACTTTGCCGCCATGTACGATGGAAATACGCTCCAGAGCGCGATTCCAGCCAGCCCGAGCCATTTTCCCCACCAGGGATATGAACTGCCCGAGCTCGCCGGCTGCGACTCAACGCCCGAGGCCTGAGGACCGGCCGAGTCTGTAGGCAACCAGGCCGGCATCGAGCTCGGCGGCGTCGAGCTCTGCGTCGGTGGAGTCTGCGAGCTCGGCGAGCTCGGGGATGTCGCGGGCGGCGCTGGCGCCGGTGATTGAGAGGCCCCCGACGCCGGTGTGGCCGGGAGGGCTTGGGGCGGCGTCGGGGGCACAAGCGGCGCCGGAGTCATGGGCGCCGCTGTCGAGGCCGCTGGTGGTTCCGGCTGAGTGACGGCCGGCGGGGTTTGGCTGGGGATCGGGAGCGACGGCTTGGGAGTGGCTTGGCCAGTCCTGGGAACCGCGACCATCGGCCGGCGACATCCAGGAATCAGGGCGAGCAAAAGGCGGCGGAGCGGCCCAGGGCGGCATCCGTACCGCTGGCCTGCAGGCGTTCGCGCCCAAAGGCAGGCGACGACGTGCCCCCGGGAGTCGACGAGCGGGGCCCCGGAATCGCCATCGCGTTGCGTCCCACTGGCGAACAGCCACGGGTTTGCCGGGTTGTATTCCATGACCTGGCCTGGGCTCGCGGCAAACGTGCCACCGCCCCAACCGTAGCTCACAACGTGCTCGCCCGGCGCCGGATCGACCTCGGCAATCTGCATGGGCTCGATGCCCGGATCCGATATCACGATCGCGGCCAGATCTGCCGAGGCGTCGAGTTGCCAGGGGATTCCCCGCAACTCCCGAGAATCGAACAAGCGGATCCAGACGTCCCCTGTGCCCTCCCGGAATAGGTGGCGGGATGTGAACACCACCGCCCGGCCGTCGGCCTGCCCAGCTATGAAGCCCGTTCCGACATTCGTTTCAGCCTGGAGTTGATTTGCGATCCGCACAACAGCCGGCGCGGCGATCGGCGCGGACGCTGGGGAGTTTGCGTTGAACAGGGCAAGCACCCGATCCCGCGTGACTTGGCCCTCCACACGGGCGATCTCCCGACCATCTAGCACCGCGATGCAGGTCGGCAGTCCGATCACCCGCCACTGCCTTGCCGCTGGCTGGTTGGCGTCCACGTTGATTCGGGTGATCGGGTAGCCCTCGGCGATCAATGCCTTGATCGTATGCGAGAACGCCCGGCATGGGAGGCACCAATCGGCGTAGAACTCGAGAACATTGACTCGCGGCTCGGCGCCGCCGGCCGATTCCGCGATCGCCGCGGCGACCCCGGCAAACACCAGCACCACCAGGAGCAACTCGGCCAGATCGCGTAATTTGCGTTTCATGCCGACACTCCAAAATGAGACCGACCGCCGGCCCGTACGCCGAGATACATGGGCACGGCCATGATCTCGGGCACCGAAAGCATCCGGAGCCCTTCCAGAAACACCGTATCAGCGAACAGCCGGCTTCCTCCGGCCAGACCTTGCGAATAGAGCCAGTCGTGCACGACGGCGATCGGCGTCCACGGGCCGTCAGCGGGGAACAGCCACCGGATGTACCAGGGCGTGCTCGCGAAGTTCGTCTCGTAGCCCTTCGGCACGGTGAACCGGCGGACCTTACCGCCGATCACGCACTCGAAACGGAGGTCGGCCGTCAGCCGCCACGTACTTCGCCCGGGAATGGCAAAGATCCACCAGCGGTGAATCGGACATCCGACGAATTCGGTGCGCAGCGGAGAGAATCCGGCCCCGCCTGGATGCGCAGGCGCGCGCCGATAACGCTTCGTCGTGTTTCGAGCCGGTGCCACCATCGAGCCAGTTCCCGGCCAGCAGTGGGCGGCCTGGCGTGGTTCCAGGCCGCCCAGCGTGCCGGCATCGTCCCACGGTCCCAGCGACGAGAACACTGGGCAATGCGTCAATGGCTAGCAGATGGCTTCGATTATGTGAAGCCCACGATACGGATCAACCCGTCCGGGTGGACTGCTGGCGCTGCTGTGCCGGCGAGAAAGGGAGATCCTCCAGCCGCCGCTGCCCAGTCGTCAGGACGATTAGATCCTCCAGGGGAAGCCCGAACTCCTCGGAAATCTCTTCGAGCGTCCGTCCTTCCCGCATCCGCGCGCGGATCAGTGCCTCGGCCGCTTTCGTGGTCTGGTAGCGCATCCACCGCGACGCCTCGTCGTCGCGGAGCTCGTAGTCGATGTGCGCTGGTTCGGACTGGCACCGAAGCCCCAGGAGGCGGCAGACAAGATCAAGCGGCTGTCCGAATGCCCGGGCGATGTCGGCCGGCGATGCACCGTCGGCACGCAGCCGGAAGATCTCCGCCTCCTCGGCCGCCGTGAGCATGATCCGCCGCGGCCGGTCGAGCCTGGAGCGTGGGGCGACGGCCCGAGAACGCTCCGCGTCGTCGACGCGGCGTCGTTCGGACTTCGAAAGCTTCCTGGCCATAGCGGCGACTCCATTCACGTGTTCCCGGTCCTCCCCGCGATCCGGTCGATGATGGCGAGCAGCTTGTGACAGTCAACGAGCGAGTTTCGTCGCCATCGCTCCACCGTCTCCCTCTCCTCCGCGGTGAGCGGGTCGGAGGGCGGATCATCGCATCGTGTCCAATTTGGAAACACTGGCTCTCGGCAAGGGCACTCGCGATCCCGAAACCGCGATTGTCCTTTGCGCCACGGAATGGCCGAGTCGTCCGCAACGATCTCGATGCGACATGGGAGCCCGCAGACTCCGCACTCCCATCGCTCGGTGACAATCTGGTCTTTCTCCCCGCCGGCCCCCGGGGTGTCGTTCGACGTGGCGGGGGATTGCTCCTCCCCGCATCCCCGAGGGCCGGGCGGCGTTTCCTTCTGTGCCTCGCCCATCGCGGCAGCGATCTGCTCGTCAACCCGACGTATATCATCCTTGGTAATAATCTGGTTGCACATTCCGGAGTACCGCCAGACGAGTGACACCATCCTCTCCGCGGCCTGCTTCCAGCGGGCTGTGGTCATGTCCTGCGCTATCAGACGATCCGCTCCGCACTTCGGGCACTTGCTCACGCTCCACCGCCTTTCGCCGACTCGGCCAGGTCCTCCGCCGCGATCACCCGCTCCGTCAGTTGCCACGCGGCCTTGGTTCCTCCGCGCTTCGCCGGAACCTCGACACACTCCCAGCCGTGGAGCACAAGTCGCCGGCCAGGATGCCGAATCCAGTCGCGGATCCGTTGCGACACCTCGGCGTCTTTGCGGTAGGCACGCACGTGCGCGGTCACCTGCTGCCGGCTGGTCGTCTGCACGGCAATCGTCTCCACGCCGTTGTAGGCAAGAATGTCGGCGAACCCGAACAGGTCCTTACGGAATCCGCCCGCGAAGATCGCCGCTTGGCCCTTGCCGGCGGCCCGTGCGGCGTACTTCTCGCAGACCTCGGCCGTATACCCGAGGTCACGCAAGTGACGCAGCGATCGCTGGCCGGCCTTCAGCTTACGGCCCTTGACTCGCGGTGGCCGCTTTACCCTGGTTGGCCGCGGTGTCGTTTCAACGTCCATGTGCTACCTCGCTTTCCAAACCTTCGCCCTGCCGCAGCCAATTGCCCTGGCCGCCACCCATCGACCGCTCCACGTCACCAGCCCGAGCCGGCGTAGCTCCAGCACGCAGCGCCGGATCGTGGCCTCGTCGAACCGCCCACAGAACACGTAGGCCAGCCCGGGCACCGACAGCGCCGCCGACCGCAGCATGGCGAGCACGGCCCTGGCACATGGCGATCGGCGGAGCAAAGTGTCGGCCTGGATCACGGTTGCTTGCTCCTCTCACGCACCGCACGGGCCGCGTTGCGAACCTCCGGCCAGGCCGAGAGTGCCGACTGCGAGACGCCGACCTGGCGGGCCGCCTCGGTGAGCGTGACGCCGGAGACGACGAGCTCCAAAGCCTTGGCTCGGATCACTGGATCAGTACGCTTTGCTTTTGGCATCGAAGCTCGCATGGTCTACCTCCCCAGCGCCGGCCGTGGCCGCGTGTCGGGTCGCGGGTGACACCCACGGCCGGCGCGTGCTGCTGGTGCTATGCTGCCGCCGTGACCGTCATCAGGTACGCGTTGAAAGCGTCCTCGATCGGCTCTCTGAACTTCCCGTTGATGCGGAGCTCCTTGGCCCAGAACTGGCCGTGGCCGTTCATCTTCGCCTGAAGCTCCCCGAGCGTGTGAACGCCGGCGGCTTCCAGTGCGTCGCGGTGATTCGGCTTGAAGTCGGCCTTGTCGAGCGTGTGCGACTTCCACGCGTCGCCAGGCTCCGCCGCGGCCGGCTTGGCGTGGGCCTCGATGACGTCCAACGCCTTGTCGAGCGCGATGCCTACCAGCTTCTCGCGGCCTTCCAGCACGTCGTCGACGAACTTCTCTTCGGTCTCGTTCAGTTCGACGCTCGGGTCGTGCCAGAGCCCTTCGAGCTTGCCGCGGACGATTTCCGGGTCGGTGGCGATCGCCGCGGGGTCGGTCGACGCGTCGGCCGGCTTCGCGGCGGTCTTCGCTGCTTGGTCGAACAACGGGAGCTTTTCCTTGCGAGCCCTGGCCAGGCGGCGCAGGTCGCTCACGGCCCCGTTGTAGCGCTCCTTCGCCTCCTTGTACTGGTCCTTGAGGTCTTGCATCGTGCGCAGAGCCTCCTGGCAACGCTCCTCGGCCTTCTCGATCCGCTTCAGCAGGTCGGCGGCCTCCTCGAGCAGTTCGCTCTTGGTCGCCTTCGGCTTCTTCGGCGCCTTGTGTTTCTTGCCAGCCTTCTTGGGTTTCGTCGCTGTCGCCACCATCGTGTTCGACTCCTCGGGAACTGGGGATTGAGAAACAGGGTTCAACGAAAACTCAGGGTTGCGGCAACGCGGGCAGCAGGGCTCGCCCGTGCCGTACCGCTCGCCGCATCGCGTGCAGTAACGTTCGATCCGCTGCCACGCCTGGCCGTTGCGGGCGGTGCAGCGCTGGAGCTCGGCCGCGTCGGCGAACACCGTGCGGTCGCAGGTCGTGCAGCGGTAGGCGGTGGAGGAGGTCACTCGGGAGCCTCCTGGTTCTTCCTTCGCTTCAGCATCGCCGCAGGAACATCCATCGCGGCCAGTTCAGCGGGGAAGTTCGCGCGGTACTCGGCGGCCTTGTTGGTCAGGCACCGCTGGAGGTACGCCCACGGCTTCTTCTGCTTCGACTGGGTCGCCCTCGCGGCCTCCACGCAGTCGGCAAGCCAGGCCTCCGGAAATCGCCCGGACTGAACCAGCGCGGCCGCGCAGAGGATCATCTTCCGATCGCGCTCATCACCGGGCGGCAGCGCGAGCTTCTTGCAGATCGCATTCGCCGACGACGCCACCGCGCTCCAATCGATCGGCTTCTCGTCACGAAAATGGTCGATCGACTCGATTCGATCGATCGATCGATCAGTCGTATCCACTCGACTCGACTCGACTCGACTCGACTCCGGGGGCGAGGCCTCGCCGAGGCCTCGACGAGCACTCGACGAATTCGGCACCTTTCCATCCGGAGCAGGGTGCTTGTACGTCGGGCGTTCTACGCGCTGGTGAGACGCCCAACCGGTGACCTCCCAGTATCCGCAACCATTTACGGAATACTCAGTTAGGAGAGGAGTTCCGGATTCGTCACGCGCATTTTTCAACTCATCGACCCAGCCTCGAATAGTTTCGATCGTGATGGCGTCGGCTGGGAAAACCTCCATCTTGATTCGAGCGAGCGATGCGGGATGTCGTCCGCCGTCGTCGCAGAAGTTCCACAAGCCAATGAACAGTAGGCGAGCACTCGGCGAGCACTCGACGATTTGCTCGCTTGTCCAGAATTCAGGCTTGATGGATCGAATGCGCCCCATGCTTAGAACTCGTCGTAAATCGTCCTGCGGCAATCGCTTCGAGATTCGCGGATCTTGCTCCAGCAGATGCCGCAAAAGTACTTCCAGGCCGCGGAGTCGTCGTCAAGGGAGGGGGCTAGTCGCAAGATCGCCAGGTCAATGGCATCGCGGATTTCGTTCGGGTTCAGTGACTGCAAGAACCGGCGCGCGGAACGCTTCCTGTCTTGAGACCACGTCCACTGACCGCGTTCCGACTTCGAGACAATCGAGTCGCACCAGTACGATCCGAGCTCTCCGACAACACGCTCGCGTTCCTGTCTCGCCTGCTCCAGAAACTTGTAGTACTCGGAAATCTGCTCGGACGACTCTCTTTGCCTTGCGATCTTCTGCTTGATCGAATCAGGTACGTCCGCCAGATTCCTGTCCGATTTTCCAGAGTTGCACTCGAAACAGGCGGTGATAAGGTTTTCGATCTCGTTCGTTCCGCCATGCGATACTGCGATGACGTGATCGACCTGGAGTACGACAGCGGGAGGCCTGCCGCCGCAGTACTGGCAGGTAAACCCATCGCGCTTGAATATCTCGAAACGCAATCGTTTCCCGATGGGCTTTCTCTGCGAGCTCATACCACCACCGCCTTCCCCGCCGCGTCCGCCGCGCAAAGCTCCAGCACCTCGGCGTGGCTGTACCGCCTCCAGAACCCGGCGACCATGTCGGCCTGGATCGCGTCCAGCACCTGGCCGACGAGCGGCATGGAGCCGTGCTGCCGAATAGCGACGCAGTGCACTCCGGCGATGTCCAGGCCGCCATAGCCCGGGCCGTCGTTTCCCGCAGGGACCTCCTGAGACGTGGCGTAGAATACGCGGTACTCGGCCTCGGCCGTGTCGGTGGTGATGGTGAGCTCGATAAAGGGCATGGCTACCTCCCTGAACAGTTCCCGTCTTGCCGCCTGCTGACGGCCTGGCACGCGATCGCGGCGTCGTACCACGTAAACGACAGGCTTGGGTCTGCGGCCCAGCGGCCGACGTGGTGCGTTACGGTGCTTGTCGGCGTACGATCGTCCCACAGCACGATGTACGTCTCGCTTCCCTTCTGGACCGCCAGGATTTCGATACCAGGCTCCGCAAGCTGCATGATTGGCCTCCTAGAACACCGATTTCTGCGACGGCTTCCTGGCCCGCGTGGCGGACCGCGGTTGCGACGCGATGGCCTCCCGACGCTTCGCGATCATCGCCCGCAGCGGCCCGCGGTCGATCTCGATCAGTGCCGGGTCGGTCTCGATGTCCTGGGCGAGCTCGTCGAGGTCGGCGGCCGTGGTGCAGTCCTCGATTTTCCCGTCGTAGATCGCCAATGCGTTGGCGCGATCCTCCTGCGACGGCTGCCGCGTGTCGGATTGGGTGGCTTCTGGATCGCCGGCCGGCTCCTGCTGGTCGTCGGCGGTCTCGGTGGCTTCCTCGGGCTCGGGGGCGGGCTGCTGTGGGGCCTGCCGGGCCGCCTCGGGGTTCGGCAGCGAATCCGGCTTCGGTTCGTCGATGATCACCGACGCGGCCCGGGACGCCGTGCCGTTCTCGCGGATCTCAACGCTCGCGCGGCCTTGCAGGAACCGCTCACTCGCCTCGTCGGCAGTCCAGTCGCCGATCTCCTCGGGAAACGCCCCGCGCAACGCTGCCGCTTCCGCGCACTTGCCGATCATTCCTGTGGGCGAGTCGGTCCACATTTGGTTGGGAGCGCCGCTCTTCTTCGAGGCGTAAGTCTCCATCCAATAGACACGCGGCCCGGGGAATGGGAACCGCTGGCCGTCGATCAACCGATATACGGTCATCTGAGCCCACTCCGGGAACTCGACCGTCACCTCGCCGTCGCCGTCCGGCCAGGTCTTCTTGACCATCGGGCCGAACTCGGCCGGGTCGTGGCCGGCGTACTGCTTGGTGCGAAAAGCCGTGGTGCGGTATTCGCCGATTCCAGGCCAAACGGTCTCGACGTAGCACCTTCGCTCCTTGTCCCAGATGGGAACGATGTGCACCGGCCGCTTGAACGGGTCGAGCCGGCGGGCCTTGCAGTAGGACAGGGCCAGGAGGACGGCCTCGGGCGTCTTGGCCGATGGGAATGTCGACTCCACTAGGGCCCGCCAGGTCGTTGGGTCGATGCCGTAGTGTTTCTCTGCGGCAGGGTGGTACGGAAGCCGCGACGGTGCGATCGCGGGAAGGTTCGCTTGCGGACGTGTTGCGGGGACGCTTGCCATGTAACGACTCTCCTTGGGAAAAGCGGGTTACTTGTAGGGGGTGAATTCTTCAAACGGCTGGACGGGGCTTGGGTTCTCGTCCCATTTCCACTTGGCGACCTGCGTGATGCCGACGATTCCAAACCCGTGTCCGTTCCAGTTGTCGGCGTCGATGCGGGCCTTGAGGTCAGCCAACTGAATCCGCGTGTGACGCAGCCCGAGCTCCACGTCGTGGCCGCCAAGCTCCTTGAGGCGAGCACGGAACGGTGCTGTGTTCTCGACGAACAGAAAGACCCATCGCTTGGGTGTCTCGTAGGCACGCTCGACGTGGTCCCAGTACATGCCAGCCTGGCTGTAGTAGGACATCTTGGTGACCTGCTGCTCGATCCAGCGGTCATCGCAGCCGCCGCTGAATTTCAGGTCGAGGCATTCCAGGCCGTCGGCGAATCGGCAGAGCTTGTCGAGGCGGACACGCGTCGGAAGTCCGGTCAGGTCGTCGACCGCGAAGAGGGAATGCTCTACCCAGCCGGCTGTCTCCAGGTATGCACGGATCTCCGGATCCTTGTAGCAGTTCTCCCGAGCGTAGCGGAGCTCTACCAGTTCGTCGGCCTTGAGAACCGGAACGCCCGGCAAGTCGGCGGCGATCGCGTCCCATCCTCCAGGCCGCACCCCGCCTGATTTCGTGAGGTAGTCGGCCGGAACCTCGGTGGGCGTGATTCCTTCCAGCAGCCACGCGTGAAAGGCGGTGCCTTTAATCATCGCTCGCGTCGGCTCGAACAGTTCGCGGCGTAGGATGAACTTCCATTCGAACGACTCGGGCTCTTCGGGCAGGTATTTGAGTTGGCTGTGAGACCAATTGCCGAGGCGGTGGTATCGATCGTTTGGCATGTCGACGTGGACCGCTCGACCTGGCGGCGCCCAAATCGTCTCGCGTTGCTGCTGGCCATTCGTGACGTGTTCCGCAACGTCGGATGGCCCGGCCTGCGTCCGTTCCTGTCCGACCGGATTCATGGCTTTACCCTCGGCGATTGGCCTTGGATTTCCTCGCGGTGAACCGTCACGTCCCTTGGCGCCTCGATCCCGAGCTTGACGTGGCCGCCTCGAATGTCCACTACGCGCACCACCACCACGCCGCCGATCACGATTGCCTGGTCGATGTCTCGCTGCAGAACCAGCATGTCGAACCTCCTGTTTCCGGCCGCCGCGTTCCGTCACAGCGGCAGGCTGTCCTGTCTCCTGGCGTCGTGCCAGTCCGTCCGCTACGGCTCCGCCGCAGCGGTCCTGTGTTGCGGTCAGCGGCCGTCGCCGGAGCCGTAGCCGGAGCCGTAGCCGGAGCCGTAGCCGTAGCCGGAGCCGTAGCCGGAGCCGTAGCCGGAGCCGTAGCCGGAGCCGTAGCCGTCGCCGTAGCCGTAGCCGGAGCCGTAGCCGGAGCCGTAGCCGGAGCCGTCGCCGTAGCCGGAGCCGGAGCCGTAGCCGGAGCCGTAGCCGGAGCCGTAGCCGTAGCCGGAGAAAGCCCACAACGGCAATTTCCCATGCACCAGAGCCTCCGGCTGGACGAGCGATTCTTCCTCGTCTCTGGTCAGCAGTCGGTTGTTCTCAGCCCACACAAGCTGGCTGAACGAAAGTCGCTCAATCGGAGTTCCGGCCTTCGGTGCCTTGCACGCTCCGTAGCGCTTCGCGCGTTCCGCGATCTCTGCGGTAACCTGCATCTTGCACCTCACGATCGCCAGGGGGCGGATTCCCACCGCGCGGCAGCGTCCGCGGTGACCTCCAAAACCGCGGTGACGTTCCGCAGTTCAATGTCCGCTGCCGGACCGATCCGGCACGCCTCCGTGGGGCCCTGGGACGCGAGCCCCATAAACCCCTTGCAGTCCGACGACCAATACACGCAGTTGCGGGCACGCTTCAACTTGATCGTGTCGCCGCTCGTGTCGGTCGCGTATCCGAAGAACACGCCCCGGTGGGAAGTCGTAACGATCACCGCTCGCTCTTTTGCCTTTGCCATCTCGTTTCTCTCCGTGTCGCTGCTAGTGGAACGAAAAACAAACCATTTCCATCCGGCCAGGCCGCCCCCAGTGATAGGCCACGGCCTGGCCGGTGCCGGGTCACACGCCCGGCTGTTTCACCGCACGTAGAATGGCGCCCGATAGTTGGGCCGCCCTCCGACGATCGCCCGGCTGACCCGGACGTTACCGAGCCGCAGGCCGGGGTTGTCCGGCGCGCCGCTGCCGGTCTGCTCCCGGCGGATCTGGACGCCGTTGACGAGGATCGTGTCGTCGGGCTTTGTCGATTCAGGTTGGTTCATCGCTTAGGCTCCTCTGTGCAAAGCTTCCACGCGGCCTTCACAACCTCGCCGCTGGCCTCACGGTGCTCGTAGCTGACCGAGTATTCCTGGGTCACGCGGCAGCCCTGGAGGGCCAGCAGGGCAGCCAGCAGAATCAACCCCAGGAACAATCCAATGTCCTTCCGTGCCTCCTCGTACGTGTGGCCAGATTCGGGCTCGGCAATGTTCACCGGCAGTGACGCCAGAAGTGGCGACTGGACGATCCTCACGCACCCACGACGCGGCCCGGCTGGATCGCTCTCGATGGACCCAAGACGTTTCAACTGACGCAGGTGCCCCTGGACGGCCGAGAGCGAAAGTCCGGCCATCAGGCTGAGTTGGTGGTCGTTGGGGCTGTGTCCGGCGTCGGCGGTGAACCGCTCGATGTGCGAGAGGATGTCGCGCTGGCGGGGCGTGAGCGCAGAGCGAGCGCGGTTAGCGCCGTGCATGGCCTGGCCTCCGTGCCGGGTGTGAGATTTCTAGACGGCCACCGCTATTCAGCGAGGGACCGGAAGTAGATGCACCTGGGAAGCTCCGCAGATGTCGGCGGCTCGATAGTGCTTCTCGAATACCTGCCGCGTGTTCCCAAGATGCCTCGCACCGTCTCCGCCAGCAGCCTCGACCAAGCTTCCCGATGTTCGACGCATCCGTTGGAACAGGTTCTTTCCCTCGCCCTTCGGGCATGGAACTCCGGCCGACTCGATGATCCTTCTGGCCTGCCTGAAGAAATGCCTCTTCCCATATGGCCACGGCCAAAGCAATTCTCTGGTTGGCGAGTAGATGCTCCGGATCGCCGACACCGCATCTGGTGTCAGCCACACCTGGCGATTTTTCCTTGTCTTGACCGTCGACCACCGCAGTAAAATCGTTCCGGCGTCGATGTCGCAATCCAGAGTTTTCGCCAACCGAACCGCTCGAATCCGCTCCCCGCACGAGTAGACCGCCAGAAACAGCGACAGCCACCAGGCTGCCCGCGGAACACCGGCAATCGAACCTCGCAAGCGACGGCACGCGTCGAAGATCCGAGCGCATTGGTCTGGAGTCCACGCGGTCGGAATCGGCGACGGTTCCACAAGCTTCTTGACAGATCGCGTCTTCGGCCTGGGCAATCGCTTCCAGCGACAAGCCGCCTTCCAGACTGTCATCAGCATCCGACGCTTGTTGTTGATGGTCGCAGGAGCAAGCCCAGCATCGAGCAGTGATTTCAGCCAGCCGGAAAAGAGGTGCGGGCAGAGTTCGTCGACGGTCGGTTCGAACCCGCAATGCGAGCAAAATTGGCGAACGGCCCGGCGAAGTTCCGCCACATAGCCATCCGAAAGACCAAAATTCTCCCGGAGGTAGATGCCCTCCAGGTAGCCGGAAATCGTCGATGCAACAATCATGGATGCCACCCCACAATGCGTGCCGATCCCATCCAATAGCGTAGGTCACTCCTACGCGTGAGAAATCGGCGCATGTCGTCAGACGCGCATCCATGATCGGGTGCATCCCGGCAGGCCACGCCACAGTCGTGCGGCGTGACACCGTCTCGAACGGTGCTTGGCACCCGGTAGCTCAGATGTGAGCTAAAGAGCGCCGGTGAATCACATCACCGGCCAATATACAGAATATCTCTAGGTAGTCAAGAGGACTTCGCCGGAAATCGGCAGCAGCAAAGAAGCCGCCGAAATATCCAGTGCGGACGCGATGCGCTCCACGGTGTCGATCGTCGTGCTGCTCTTCTCGTTAAGCAACGCGGAAATATGTGGTTGCGCGATATCGCACCGTCGAGACAACTCAACCTGCGTCAGGCTTCGCACTGACATTTCTCGGCGTAGATTCGCCGCCAGCACAGATCGTAGTCTCAT